AAAATGGTTAGAAGATTTAGGCACTTCTGCGGGAAGTTTTATATCCGGTATAGGAAGTAGTGCTCTTGATTGGGTGTGGGACGAAGATACAGGAATAAACTACGAAAACTTAGTTCCTCTTATAGGTTTAATTGCAGCCAGCCGTGCAGATGATTCTGAAACTATAGGGGATTTTATGGGATTGTCTTCCCCTACCCCTACTGGATACACTGGGGGTATTCCCGATTACACCTATTCTCGTGAACTTGTACCTAATGCGTTCAGTGATTATGAACGAGATAACGCAGGAGTATTGTCTTTAGATGTTAACGAGCAATACATACCACGCCGTCCGGGTGGGAAAGGAAGACGTTATTTTCAAGACACGAATTTTACAGAAACAGAGACAGAAACAGACGAAATGGCTGGAGGTGGGTTAGCTTCTTTAAATAACCAAGGTTATTATTTAGGTGGCCCAACGGATGGAATGGCAGATCAAGTTCCTGCCATGATAAGTAATTCTCAACCTGCTGCATTAAGTGATGGGGAATTTGTAATTCCCGCAGATGTGGTAAGTCATTTAGGTAATGGTAATTCGGACGCAGGTGCGGAAGAGTTATTTGCAATGATGGAACGAGTACGCCAAGCACGTACAGGTAATCCTAAACAGGGTAAAGAAATAAACCCTAATAAATATTTAGCGTGAGGTAGTACACATGTCAAATGGTTCTATTTTAGACGATTCTACTCAAAGCCCTTATACCGTAAACATGCAACGGGGCGAAGAATCGGCATTATCTAGCTGGGCTGGCCCATACGTAACAGAAATGTTGGGACGGGGTAAAGCACTTGCAAGTACTCCTTATACAGCTTACGAAGGTGATTTAACAGCCGACTTTTCTCCACTACAGACTCAAGCCTATTCAGGACTTGCTAGTTTAGGTGTGCCTCAAGCATTTACTACAGGGTCTTTTACAGGTTCTGAATACACGTTACCCACAATAGAAGAAATAAGAACAGGAGCTACAGCAGGGGAAGGTTATTACACTCCTGCCTCTGGCAATGTGGTTCAAAACTACATGAATCCCTACCTTGAAGCCGCACTAGAGCCACAGTTTGCAGGAGCTAGAAGTGACTATGATATAGCAATGCGCGACTTAGGAGATAAGTACGCACGAGCAGGAGCTTTTGGTGGTAGTAGGCAAGGTGTTGGGGAAGGGGAATTAGCTACAGGGCTTCTTGGCACGCTTGCTGATATACGTGGCAAAGGTTATCAAGATGCTTTTACTAACGCCCAAGACATGTTTAACAAAGACAGACAGTACGGGTTGGGTGCGTTGAAAGATTTAGCTGCTGCGGGTAAAGACCAACGTGCGGTAACCGCTGAAGGAGTAGCAGCAGATATAGCCCAGTTTGAAAGTGAACGGGATGACCCGTTTAAAAAAACGCAGTATATGAGGTCTTTGCTTCAAGGAATGCCCTTAGAAACACAGACTTTTGAGTACTATCAACCATCAGGGTTACAATCTTTATTAGGTGGGTTTGAAGCGGCAGGTACTACTTTTGACCGGATTAACAATGCCCTTAACCCTGTGACCCCTGCTTCTCCTGCAAGTGGCCCAAGCCCTGCATGGACAGATGCAACAATGAAAGCCTTCCCTAACCAATACGACTATTACATAAAAATGGGATTAGACGCTAAAAGCGCGGCAGAAACAGCTATGCGTGATCTTGGTGTAATTGATTAAGGTATTATTATGATGATGAACGGAAATGGATTAGCAGCCCTTACAGCTCCCCGCCCTCCTCAAGGTATGGGACAACCAACACCTGCACCTCAACAGCGTATGCCTCAACAGCGTATGCCTCAACCGCGTATGCCTCAACCGCGTATGCCTCAACCTAGACCGCAGCCTCCAATGAACCAAGGTATAGCGCAACTTATGGGTGGGCCAAAACCTAGTGTTAGAGAGCAGATGGCAATAGAAGTAGTCAATGATGACATTGAGCCACTTGACCTAGACCCTAAACTGGAAGCAGCATTAAAACTACAAGAAGCCAAAGAACTTGTACAGTCAGCTAACCAAGTACTTGCCCCTAATCCTGCTAATATGGTTCAACAGTTACAGCAACAAGTTCCCGCAGGTATAGCTTCTTTATCAGCTCAAATGCAAGGTAGACCTCAAATGGGGATGCAACGCCCTCCTGCATCTAGACCCCCTATGGCTGGAGGTTTACCGCAACTGCCTTCTAATCTACCAAGAGCTGCACAAGGCGGTATTGTGGCGTTTAAAGATGGTGGTTTCCCAGATTTAAGTGGTGATGGAAAAGTTACACGTAAAGACATACTTATGGGTAGAGGAGTAGTTAGCAAAGCAGAAGGTGGCCTACTGTCAGAAGTAGACAGTTACATGAGTGCTCAAGCAGTGCTTAATAACCCTGATTCTACTGACCAACAAAAGGCTTTTGCTAAAGCTACCTTAGACTCACTAAAACCCATAGAAGAAGGCGGCAACATGACAATGGATCAGTACGCCGCCATGATGCAGGAAGTTAGCAGGAGACAACAAAGTGGTATGGCTGGTGGTGGGATAGTTGGTTTTAGTAATGGGCAAATGGTAAGAGGTGCGGGACGGCGTGCTCAGTCTATGGAAGAAGAGGAAGAAGAAGAAAGAAAACGCAGATTAAGAAGCGAAGAGTATCAAAGGTTGAAAGATACGGGAATGTCAGATACCGAAATATTTGTAGCTTTACAGAATTTTTCTCCCACCTCCCGCACTCCTACTTCTGGGGTACTTCAACTGGAAGATGTGTTTGACGTAGCTACAATGGCTAAACAATTACGACCTTCACCAGAGTACGATCCTTCAGGAGAAGAGACTAAAGGTTTACCTTTTGGAATGGCGCAAGACACCGATACCACCACTGCCCCTCCAGTAGTAGATTCAGATAGAACAAGCGAACTGTTAGAACAAATTACTGATGTAATTACCACCCCTACAGGAGATGAAGTAATAGAAAGTGCAACAGCAACATCTTTGGGAGATTTTGCACAAGAAAGATTAGACAGAGATGGAGAAGAGTTAGAAAAAGAACGTATGGAACGTGCTCGTGACTTCTATCAACTTTCAGATAGAGAAAAAGAACTAATGATGCAAAACAGAGATGCCATTAGAGCGTCTTATGATTCGCGTCTTGCGCCTGAAGAAGTGCGCCGTTTGGAAAATGAGTCGCTAATGCGAATCCTTTTAGAGCCGGGTTCTGTAGTAAATGCCGCACGAGCCAAACAAATAGAAGGCCCAGCTTTTAGAGAAAGAATGAGGCAGTTACAAGAAGGTAGGGTGACTGAGCCTAATAAAGTAGAGCTTGAAATGTTAGCGCAAGAACGTGGTGCATTGGGTAAAGTATGGGAAGCAGGTACTAAAGCTTACGAAAGGTTCTCTGCTGAGACTAATCAAGCTATGCAAACTCTAGCTCAACTAGAAACAGGAGCTTTAAATAGACAAACACAGTTCTTAATTGCTGACCGTTCAAATCAAATTAGGGCTTTGGATGCCCAGTTACGTGCAGAACTAGCACGGGTTAAAGAAGCTAATTTAACTGAAGCTCAAGAACGTACACATAGAGCAAACATGGCAAGAACGCTTTCTAGTCTGTACACCACAACTCAAAGCACTATAACTGACCTTGAAACACAGGCTCAATTAGGGCAAATATCTCCAGAAGCATTGGCCGACTCTATAAGTGTTTTACGACAAGGTGCGGCACGTTACGCGGAAGCTTTACTCGACTATGGAGATACAGGGGAAGTACCGGAACTAGATTTTGGTAGTAGTGTGTTGGGTGGAGATGATGGTTTTGGAGAAATGACAGTACAATAATAATGCCTACTTACTCTATACAAGGGCCAGATGGTAAAACTTATTCTATTGAAGGGCCAGTAGGAGCTACAAGAGCGCAAGTTATTGCAGCAGTAAAAGCTCGGATGCCTACTTTTCCCCCCGAAGAAGAGGAAGACATCTCCTCTTTAGATTATGCACTAGGTTTACCAGTTGAAACGGGTAAAGCTCTTCTTGGTGGAGCTGCTGGACTCGTAGAATCTGCGGCTACAGGTGCATCGTTTATACTTCCTGAAGAAGCTGAACAAGCAGCTCGTGCTCGCATTGCTGAAATTGGTAGTGGAGTACAGGAAGCTCTTGCTCCTGCCCCAGCTTATGAGGACAGTCTTTATTTAGATTTAATGCGAGGTGTAGGCTCCACCGCGCCTTTTATTCCAGCCGCATTTTTAGGTGCGCCGGGTGTAATAGCTGGTGTGGCACTAGGTGTAGGATCAGGGTCAGGAGAAGCTGCACAACGAGCAGTAGCCGCAGGAGCTACCGAAGACGAGATAAGTACAGCAGCAGGGCTAGGTATGATTCCGGGCGCGTTTGAAATGATTGGGCCGGGAAGAATAGCAAAACGATTTGAAAAAGTACTAGGCTCACAAGCCGATGAAATAGGGGAAGAAATAAGCAGGACTTTTCTTACGCGGTTATATAATAAACTAGGTGGCAGTCGAAAGGGTCGTATTACTCAAGCGGCAATAGACGAAGGAATACAAGAGGCAGTAAGTGAGGTAGGTCAGAACCTTATTCAACGGGGAATATACGATCCAGAACAAGGTGTGTTTACAGGTACTGGTGAATCGTTTGGTCTAGGTGCAGGTGTAGGTGGTTTTCTACAAGGTCTAACCGAATTAATTTTGCCGGGACGACAACGCCGCGCTATTAAAGAAGCCGAAGAAACTCTTGAAACAACCGAAGAAGCTCCTGAAACAGCCGAACAAGCCGCTACAGCAATGGCACAAGTTCCTGTAGGTGAAAGTCGAGACATGTTTCCAGACGCTCCTGCACGTCAAGGCCCAGAACCTGAACAGTTAATGGATGTAGAAGACCTTGCAGGGGTAACGGCAGAAGACCCTATAGAAGTAGAAGTAAGGGAGCAAGCCGAAACTGCTGTAAGGAATCGGTACAGTGACGCACCTCTTAGCCCTGACGCATTCGATGCAGCAGTAGAAGCTGAAGCTGACATAATACGTAATCGTGAAACAGCAGCTTCTACGCCCCCCACTCCAGAAACCGATTTGATTGACCTAGCAGAAACTCAACAAATAGAAGCGTTAATTGCGGCTGATGAAGAAGCAGAAAAACGAAAAGTAGCCGCAGAAAGAGATGCAGCTATAACTGACTTTGAAGAACAACGTAAAAAAAGAGAACGAGCGCAAGTGTTAGATGAAGTACTTGCTGATGAAAGTGTAGTAACGAGTGCAGATATAGAAAACCGTTTTGCCGAGGAAATAGTAAAACGAAGTAAGATTTACGAATCTGAAACTCAACCCACAGTAAGTGAAATAGCTGAAGCTGTAAGAAGAAAGCGTCCTTCACCTGTTGTAGAACCTGAAGTAGTAGCAGATGGTTCAAGTGTAGAGAGTTTAGAAGCTGTAATTCCCGAAAGACGACCTAAACCACCCCCTCCTGCGGAACCAGATTTGCAAGCACAGGAACGAAGTCGGCTTAATCGTGAACGACTTGATCAAACCGGACGGTTACCGAGAGGCACAGACCCTAATGAAGCAAGTGGCGTACAGTTAGAAATCCCTGCTGTGTCTCGTGAACCAGTACGTGCACCTGCTACTTCATTGCTCCCTCCTGCACCAGATGTAGGAACTGCCCCACAACCGGGTGAAACAGGGGAACAACTTACTTTACCTTTTGGTACAGGAGCTGGCGCAGGGTCAACTAGAGTAGTTACCCCTAGAGACTTCATCGCGCAAGAAACAAGAAAGCAAGAAGCAAGACCCTCTACCTCTCCTGATACTGTTACTGCTCCTCCTGAAGTTAAAGTAGCTTCTGATATAGAGGCCATACAAACAGTACGGCGTGCGCCTGTAGTTACTGGAAAAACTAAGTACACACCCGATGGTGCTGCTCAATATTATGTCGCTGCGTTTGGTGATGATGTAGACATGATGCTCCGAACGATTGCTTACGATACAAGCACTCCTATGAAAGGCAACGTTCAAAAAGGGTTTAGAAAAGAAACAGGGTACGTTACGGACAACAAGCGGGGCAACGCGGCAGCACAATGGGTACGTAATAACTTTTCCCCCACTTCAATAAGTGCGTTAGAGAAACATATTCGTGAAGCTCAAACAACCGAATTTAGATCAAGAAACTTTCTTAATCGTTTGAATGACATGCAGGAAGCGCAACGACAAATAGACGAATACGTAAATGATGGAACTAAAAATCTAGCAGATGCACTTAGTCAACAAGCTGTAAATGAAAATAAAGTAGATAAAGAATATCTTATTAAAGATGCTGTTTCTGCCAGCATGACTTTAGCCTCTGATGAAGTTAACACTTTAGCGTTGGATGGTCGTACTAAAGAAGCAATAAATCAGGTAGCACTAGATACTCCTAACTTACGTGTTCGCACTACAGCTCGTAAAATTGCTAACGCATTAGGGAACACTAAAATTACTTTTGTAGAAGGGTTAGTTGATCCTTTAGGTCGAGTAGCAGCCGCCGCATACAACAGAAATACTGACACTATTGAACTTAATTTAGATGTTCCTCTTAATATCCATGCGCTTTTACACGAAGGTGCACATGCTGCCACTATACAAGTGCTTTCTAATCCTTCTAATCCGGTAACTAAAAAACTTACAAAACTGTATAACAACCTTCAAGGTAATGTTCCTAATGGTTATGCAATGGAATCGTTACAGGACTTTGTTGCTGAAGCTTTTACCAATGTTAATTTTCAATCGCAACTTGCTGCCTTTAAACCAAGCGGTGGAAAACTTACAGCTTGGGACAGGTTTTGGAGAGCACTTACTGATTTTTTAGGTTTTCCCAGTGGAACTCAAACAGCAGCCGAAGCAGCTCGACAGTACATCAATACTATCTTGGCGACCTCTCCTTATACCCGTACGGCTACAGAGATAAGTAACGCAGCAGCTACTGATCCTGATAAAGCGTTTAACCATGCCATTTCTGGTGGAGTAAAATGGTTGTCCCCCAGTGAAAGAAGTGGGACATGGGCGGCAGTGGTTGCTGCTTGGAATACTTATCCTGCTAAAGCCAAAGCAAGTTTGTTTAATGGGGTAGGACTTGAAGCTATTGTAGATGTAGGAAAAGAAAAACTACCCAGTGCTGAACGGTTTCAAGAAGTGTTTTATGAAATAGATGGGGTTCGTAATAACGAAACGATTAGATTTACAGATGTCTTTTCTGCGGCACTTAAAGCTTTTAGTGGCTCTAGTGGAGTGTTACCCAACAGTCAAGCTATTGAAGTTTTAAATGAGTTAGTAGCACTAAGTACTACAAATAGAGTTGATCCTTCTATTAGTGATGCCGAAAAAAATAAAAGGTATAAAAGTTTTATAGTACGGTACGGACAAAATAATACTCGTAAAGAAGAATTTTTTAGGAGTGAAAGTCAAGCTACTCAACGCCAAGCAGCATTACAAAGTGACCCTAATGTTAAAGGCAAAATAGTTTTGGTAAGTCCTTTAACAGAAACCCAAGATGCTTTAAGACAAGCCGAAGTTCTCTACCGTCAATTATCTCCGCAACAACAAGACGCTTATAAAAAAATGCGGGATGAATATTTTAGATTGGACACTCTTACACAAGAAGCACAGGACGCTAACATACAAAAACTTGAAGTTGAAGACGGAATTAAAAAATCTATTAGAGATACCTTGTTTCAACAACGTTTAGAGTACGGCAACATTGACCCTTATTTTCCTTTGTATAGGGACGGTGATTATTGGCTAGAGTTTATTTACACCGATGCAACTGGGCAAGTTAACTATGGAACGAGCGCCTACAAAACAGTACCTGAACGAGCAAAAGCTTTTAAGTTACTACAAGATCAAGGTATAGACGTTAATCTTAGAAGCAGAGAAGATGTACAAAATACTATTAAGGCTGGTAGCTATCAAGGTGTCCCCCTTCCTTTTCTAGTAGACCTTCAAAGACAACTGAACGATGTACTTAAAACTATCCCTACTGACAACACAACGGCACGGACTCAAGTTCAAGAGTTTATGGAACAAGCTATTCTTAAAGCTTTGCCTGAACAGTCTTTAGTTCAAGCACGTCAAGCACGTAGAGGTATATTAGGTTTTAACCGTAACGCTTTTGAAGTGTTTGAAAAACGTATGCCCCAGCTTATAACAAGCTATGCCAATGTTAAGTACCAAGTCGAAAAAGAACTGGCAGCTCGTGGTGTAGAAGAAGACAGACGCAAACTTGTAGAAGGGGAAGATGTCTTTTACAGGGATATAGCTGACATGTTGGTCGGGCCAACACGGGGCCAAAAAGTATTTGGTCTTCCTAGCTACCTTGAGTTTAGTAACAATCCTTATTTACCTGAATATGCAAGATTCTTAAGAGGTTTAACTTTTGTAGGCACGTTAGGTTTTAATATAAGTTCAGTAGCAGTGAACACTTCTATTATACCAATGGTACTTCAAGCCCGTCTTTCAGGAGAATACGGGGCGACTAAAGCAGTAGCTAGTACCAGTAAAGCCATATACTTATACGGTTTAACAATGGGTAATAGAGAAGCTGAAGGGTTAACTGGGCCAGAAAGTAAGATAGGAGGATTTTCTCTTACTAACGAAACAACTGATCTTGATGACAAGTTTAAATTATTTGGGCCTTTAAAACAAAGGTTTAAAAACTTAGGGTTTGATACCCGTACCATTGCTGCTGAAAGTTCTGAACTTGAAGCGTCAGGCTTTGGGTTTATGAGAAAACTTAGTTACTGGTCAGGGTTTTTGTTTAATCATAACGAACGCGCTATTCGACAAGTAAGTGGAATGAGTACTTACATGTTAGAAATGGAAAAGCTTACGGGCAAAAAATTTAGCGAAATCACTGAACAAGAACTAAACAAAAAAGATTCAGTAAGTGGATTAACTCTTGGTGAACAAGCTGCTACTACCGCAACCAATACGACTTTGTGGGTAAACTCTTCTGCCTTACTTACTACTGGATCACGTTTATCGCAACAACAAATTGGTAGTTTAGCCATGCAGTATAAACGTGTTCCTATGCAGTTCATGTACCAACAAGCTTCTATGCTTAATGCAGTTAAAAAATTAACTCTTAATGAAGCTAAAACTGAGCAAGAACGTGCTGAAGCTAAAGCGTTAGCAAAAACTTTGATATGGCTCACAGCTAGTGGTTCTTTAATATTAGGTGCTCAAGGTATCCCTTTGTACGGAATGCTATCTCAAGTAATAGATTGGGGTTTAGAAGAAGACGAAGATGATTTTGATACCATGATGGCTAAGAAATATGGTAGTGGCTACTACGGGTGGTTAGCGACAGGAGATATTTACGGATTCGACAGTTCAGTAGCGGAATTTCTTTCTCCTGAAATAGATTTAACTCAACGTATTAATTTGACTAATCTTATGGTTCGTGATCCCGGTAATTACCGACAAGACAAAACCGCTCCTGAAATATTTGCAGATCAAATAGCCGCTTATTCGGTAATAACAAGAGCAGGGCGTGGACTAATAGATATGTTTGATGGCGATCCTGCTAACAACCAACGTGCTCGTGAAGATATGGTTCCTGCTGCTTTTTCTAATGTGTTCAAGAGTATGAGAATACAATCCGAAGGGTATCGAACTAGACGAGGAGATGCGGTACTTGCTGAAGTAGGGGTGGGGGATGCGATATACCAAGGGTTAGGTTTTACACCATTTAATTATAGACTTGAAAGAGACAAACTTTCTTTAAACCTCCGTAAAACTAGAGGTACAACTAACAGAAGAAGCGCATTGTTAGAAGCTTATACTTTTGCTTTAGGGGATAGAGATATAGGTCGCCCCCCCGATCCTGAACTATTAAAAGAAACAGTAGAAAAAATAAAAGAGTTCAATGGGGATCATCCAAGTCGAAGTATAACTAATGATAGTTTAAGAGCTTCCTTACGTGCTAAAAGAGCTAATTCAGGAATGGCAAAGATAACAGGTGGTGGGCCTGTTGACAGACGTGAAGCTATAGAAATAATTCAATCCAATCGAGAATTTGACGAAGCGTTTAACGAATAAAGCTATTTTATTCTCCACACCCGTACCCCGTACTTCCCATTCTCTACACAAATACGTTTCTCTAAATCATTTAAGTGTACATCAATAGCTTCGGTAATGTGTTTAAGAGCTTTACTTGTATTAATACAGGGGATAAAAACAGAACTGCCGGGGACAAATTTTTCCCAATCAACTACTATTCGTACACCATCGGGAGAAATATCAGTGAACATTACTCGTGTCATTATCCACCTCGTCTTCTGATGTATCATCCTGATGACTCCATGAACATTCCAAAACGTGAGGAGTCCCTACATCAAACTGTGTTCCACGCCCTGCTCTCATTTTGTACGCCCTTCCGTTCATTTGTGTGAGGATTAATTGCCTTACTGCGGCATAATGATGCCCTTTCTTAACACACCATTCTTTAAGTTTAGTAGGGAATATGTACAACTTATTTTCTGTAGGTTCAGCTCGACCTACCCATGAGTAGCTAGGTTGATTCGTGTACATCATTACTTCTTCATCAGGATTTGTAACACGCAACCATCCTTGAGGATGATCTTGATAAAACTCAGCTACAATTTCTTCAATACTAATTATCATACCCTTCATTTCTAACCTCATAGAAATTAGTTTGCCAATAATCCAACGATACAAAGCCTCTAAATCCCAATCTATTAACCCTATATCTTTAGCAATAGTTAATCCTGCAAAAGTAACTGCCGTTCCTGCTACCCAATAACGGTGTTGTGATTCTAATTTTGCGTCTTTAAGCATTTGATCTCTAGTAGCTATTACTAAGTCTTCAGTAGCTTCTATAGTTTGAAGAACATGTTGTATATAAATAGCACCTGCATGGCCGTAGTGATTAGCTAAATCATCTTGTAAGTCATTCGCTTCGTTAGCTTCTTGAGTAGTGAACAATCTTTTCTCTACAGGACTTTCTATTAACCTAGCTATCTCTCCTTGAGGTAGAGATTTAAAACCCGTCATTTTTTCTGCTAAAGAAGAGTTACCAGATGTACCACACATTAAATCCCACGGCTCACCTCTGTAACGTTCTACATTTTCTCCTTTGTTACTCATACGATTTTTCTGTTCACCGTCACTTATTGCATAACAAAAGTCACTTGCGTCTTTATCTAAATAATTAGAAACTTCGTCTATATATAAGACATGATTCTTCCACACTTCGGCTCTATGCCATCCAGAATTTCCTGTGTCTTTTCCTTTAAGAATAAGTTTAGAGTTAGGATTACCCCACACTGATGCACCACCTTTCATCCCTGTGGTTTTTCCATAACCTGTCTCTGCACTCATCAAGTGAAATACAGCGCCGGGAATACCGGGAACAAACTTCATTAAAGGTGAACCAAATGAAAGACCAAACATCATTTGATGTTCTTCAAACTTAGGGCGATCATAAAATTTAGCTATACGTTTCCATCCGTCTAACGAACCTTTCTTAGCAAACAAAGATATATATTGAGAAGTCCGAGCACTTGGAACATTAGCAATTATACGATTAGCAAAAATTTCTTTGTCCCCAATAACATAAGACTTCATGTTTTCTGTCCACCCAAACTGAGTACGCACATCAATAAAGTCTACAGTTTCATGTAATTGTTTTACCCATTTTTGTATATAGTTCATCAGACTACTCGCTTGGTTAGGGAGAATAAAGATATCGTTTCTACCCATAGCCTTTCTAAATTCTTCTCGTCCTGTACACTGTTCCATTTTAAGAACAAATTCTTGCACCCCTTCTCGTGCAGTGTGGTGTTCAAACATATAACATGGGCCATCAATAGGATCACGTAAGCGTTTAGTAACATATAAATCTCTATCATAAATCTCAGCTACATCATCATTTCCGTCTTTGTCTTTTGTTTTTAAATAGACACCTCCGTTTGCTCCCCGAAAATAATTGCCGGGATAAGGAGGGATAGTGTGTTGTTGCGTTTTAGGGGGTTTAGGTTCAATTCTATCATCTTCAAACTCGTCTGTAATTGTAGGTACAACTACCTCAACCACATTACTTTCAGCTTCTTTAACTTCCATACAAAGTTTAATAGGAGACTTAAAGAAGGGGTCTTTTTTGTGAATACAATCTTTACACGCCTCTGGATAACTTGTTTCAAAAGAAGTACAGAGGTGAGGGTAGTCAATAGATTCGGCTACGTTATTAGTTTCTTTTTCAGAATACCCTTTATAACGTTTAGAAATTAAATGTATCCCATCTTCACCACCCACATCACAGTGTTTAGGAATAGAAAGGACATGTAACCATTCGTCATAAGACAAATCATTAGGGGAACGGATGGCCCTAGCAATTTGACCACATCCTTTACCATCACGAGTAAGTTCAATAAGTTTCTTAAACGACTTTTGATAGTTACTATTTAGTCCCCCGGTATTTTGCAAATCTTCTTTGTCTTCAGTACTAAGTTCTGGAGCATCAGAAAATGAAAGAGCAACTTCAGGAAGATGTGCAGCAAACTTATCTAAAAGTATTTTTTCTTCTCGTATCCTACCTAATATCTTTACTGGTAAAGGAGTATCACCTTTATAGTTATGAGTGCTAGGCACTCGTAATATACGAGCAGAATCTGCCGTAACTCCATGATCGGCATGTAAGTTAGCTTCTATACACGCTGCTTTTAAACGTGCCGCCACCGCAAGCCATTCGGCCCTACTGTAAGCGCGATCTAAAGCCCAATAGACATGAAGACCACGGCCTGAATTAACTACAATGGTAGGAGGGGGAAGTTTATAAGTTGCATTAAACTCAATTAACGCCTTAATAGCATCCGGTTGGGTAGCGTATTTTTTAGTTGGGCCACAATCTAAGTCTAAGAAAAAAGATTTAAGTTCTTGTACATTGTCAGCAGTCCGTCCATTTACTGGGTCTTTATATGTACCCAATGCAAAATAAGCATCCCACCCTTCTGTGTCTAATGACTGACTTGTACTAACTACTTTATCTAAAGAATCATAGAATTTGGTTTTAGGACTGCACCCTTGCTTAAGTGCAAAAACACAGTACTGGCCTTCGCCTCCCAATACTGTACCCAAAAATTCTTTTGCTTCCATAATAAACCCACGTTAAAAACAGGAGTGCCATGTAGCACCCCTGTTCTTTTATTATTTTAATCGTCAAACGCATCAAGCATACTGGCAAGGTCTACATCCCCTGCGGGTTCAGCTTTTTTCTTCTTAGATGGTTTAACAGTGGGTTCTTCAATTACTTCTGGTTCTTGTTTGGGTTCCTCTACTTCTCCAAAAATATCATCAAGCCCGTCATCAGTAGTGGAACTACCGCCTTGAGTAAACCCCTCCTGTGTATCAAAAGGAGATGCTGCTACGTATTCCTTATATTTAATAACTTGAACAGCACGTATCCGTAAAGATACGCCATTACCCATCGCACCATTATAGGGTATAAGTTGCATAAACAAACTTATGGTACTCCCCGTAGTTATTTGAAACCCACTATCCAAAGGAGTGTTAGCAGAATCATAATGTTTAGGAGGACTATTGTAAGAAGCGTCTATTCTCGTTTTACCAATAAACATTTTATCTTCATCCTTCGTAAAAGGCATTGTAAAGTCTGGCCAATTATCTTCTTTAGCTTCATTGTAAGCTGCAACCATTTCTTTAAAAAGGTCTTTAGCTTGCGCCCCTGTCATTTTAAAATTAGTAACGTACTCCGCGCCTTTAGCATCAGCGTCACAAGGTACACTTCCACCTTTACCATTTTTACCAGCAGTCTTATCAAAACGATAAGGTTGATCTAGTTTAGGATAAAGGGCTTCTACATCAGTTAACTTATAAGTTGGTTTACTCATATTCGCACTCTCGTCAAAAGGTTATTAAAATAGCATTAGTTATAAAACTAAGTTATGGTTTAGGTATTGCGGTACTACAAGGTTTTTACATACACTCCTTCTCCTTCAACAACATCAAACACATTGTCTACATCAGAGTAGGTTTCTTCTTTAGGTGTCACAGTAAGAGTCACTAGCTTCCCAGTATTAGGATCAGTTTGCATTTGTTTAGCTAACTTAATTTCCTCTTCTTCTAATACACGTATTGGTTTAAAAAATAATTTAGGAGTGACACTTTCTTTATCAAAACGTATTTCTGTAAGTAACGCTGCTAAAGGGACAGGTTTTTCTTGGTTGTTTAAAAAACGTGCGTAGGTTTGCATCGACATTTTTTGTTTGTCTTTCCCAAATAAACTCGTAGCAGGAAGTTGGAGTTGATATACTTCATCGCACACTATAGCTCCCTCTTCGTTAGCAAGCAAAACTGCTACTCTTTGTTGGTATCTGCACGCACGAGTTTGTCCTACACCTGACCCCTTAATGTTTTGTTTGCAATCAAAACATGCTACTGACTGAACGTTGTCCGTAGAGACATCAGTAGAAGGTTTTCCCGTCCCTGTATCTGCTGACCAACAAGTAGGAGGTTTATTTTTTCCTGCTACATATTCCCCTGCGTAATACGTACGAGAAATGGGTGCTGACTTAACAATCACACCTTTAACGGCATCAGTATCTAGTTCTTCTTCGTAGTTATTAGCGGTCTTACGAAACACATTCCCACGAATACTTAATCGCAACACCCCTTCTTTTGGAGAAGGTAATGGTTTGGTATCGTTCTCAAGTTCATCTAGTAATTCTTGATACTCGCTCGGCACGTTTTCCGAACCAGTTGTCATATATCTTCTTCCTCAGAAAAGTCCAATTCTAATTGGACGGGAGGTGCGTCTTCCGATGTAACCTCTGGTGGTGGTTCCTGTTTTAATGCGGCAACCACTTCAGGAATATTAAAACGGTAGGTATACCCCACTTTTATATAAGTAGTATTAGGAATGTAACCTTTATTAACCCATTGTCTTATGGTACTGGCCTTAACTGTTAAGTGGTCAGCCAAATCATCAATAGGAACATAGCTATCAGTCATTTTTTTCTCCGTACTGTTACTGTGTATTCGCTGTCACAATTTAAACCGGGGGGTAAAAGGTCTGGATTTTCTTCTAAAAACTGCTTCATATTCCCTTGATGGATACGTTTCTCTAGTAAGTCCACGCATTGATGCTCTAATAGAAAGGTATTCATCGCCTCCCAATCCCCTGTCCAATATTTATTCTTCACCGAACGGTAAAAGGTTCCTGCCTCAGTACGCACTGATTCCATCCCTGATTCTTCGCAATGGTTTAAAAGTTCCTCTTTTATCATGCTAAGTTTGTCGTTAAGTGATTGTTCTTCCTCACGAAATTTGTTCGCAATTTCTATCTTCTTATCACGAATCTTAACGTAGACTCTAACTAAACGATTGAGGTCAGTAGTATTTGTCACCGTCATTCTTATTGTCTCCTGTAATTTATATAACGTTTTATGTAGTATAGTGGCGTATTGTTTATATTTCAAGTACCTCCTCGTACAAATCTATCATTTGAGTGTGTACGTTTATACGTTCGTCCAACATGCCATAAATACGTTTCTCTACAGTAGACCCTTGAAGTTGTACCACGGTACAGGGATGAGTTTGTCCTGATCGGTGGACACGAGCATTGGCTTGAGCGTATGTTTCCAATGACGATACTGGCCCCCACCAGACAATAGTGTTAGCAGCGGTAAGCGTCACTCCATGTGCCGCTGCTTGAGGTTGGATAATTAAAACACGGGGGTCATTTGTGGTTTGAAACTTTTTAAAGATACGTGTGCGGTTAGGTGCACTTACGTCACCACGAATAATTTCGTTAGTAATATTGTCCTGCGTTAACTTCTCTTTGAGTAAGTCAATTACGTGTTTAAAAGGTACAAAAACTAATACCTTTTTACTCGACTCATCTACCACTTCACGTAAAACTTTGTATCTATTTTTAATGTCAAACTCTACAGTTTCTCCAGTGTCGGTGTACACTGCACCACAAGAAATTTGTAAAAGTTTGTTCATGTTAACTGCTGCATTAGCAGCGGTAATTTGTTCCCCTGCTGCTACCATTACCATTTGTTTCCGCAAAGTCTCATAATATTTTTTCTGTTGCGGGGTAAGTTCAACTCCTCGTTTTACATAAGTCATTTCAGGTAAATCTAAGCATTGTTCTTTAGTAAAACGTATAGCAGGTTGAAGCGCATTAAACACTAAGTCCACAGCATTAGGTTTAGGAACCCATTTAAATTGAGTAACTTTGTACATTACCATTTCTCTAAAAGCTCCAAAAAATTTAGGTACGCCTTTAGGGTTAATAAGTTTAGCTAACCCATAGGC